CATTAAAATGGGGAGACGAGCCAGAATATCATGCTTGGCCTGGACAACCTTTGTATCGAGTAATCAAGCTGAGTACACTTCTAGATTCAGCTGATAAAATTCTGGTGCCCAATATGCATGTTCGTGTGGAACTAGATATTGATATCAGCTACGAGGAGGCATCCGCAGTCAAAGATACATTTGTCAAGAATCACAATCTCAGAGAAATGAGTTTGATTCCTATCAAAAATAATTCTGTGGACATTGACATGGCTCCAGGCGAAATTAAATTTGAGTCAGTGGATCAAATTGTTACGGATCAATTGACCAATATTGAAAGTGATTTTTTTGATCCTAAACTACTACTAAAAATTTATCAAAATCTATAATTTCAAATGCATAACGTAATTGATAATCATACTATTGATATTTTAAAAAAATATTTTGTATTTGACAAAATTTTTGATTTGTTTGATTATGATCAAAATATGGAACAGCTGTATGATGAACTTAAACAACTCAAGCGACCAGTGTTTGAATCAAACTATAGATTTATTTTTCTGCAAACAGATACAGAGTATTATGTGAACAAGACTCAACCTGGGTTTACTTTGATAAATCTTCAAAGAATACTAGCAGAACTTGACATATCAAATTATTTTTGTATAATACTGACACAACAAAATTTGCAAAAACAAAGTAAATTGTGCAACCATATGCTGACATCTGATGAAGTCAGTATAGCAACATTTTCAGTCATGCTAAATCCTTTCTTTTTTGAAAGGAAATACGAGTCAGATATCAAAATAAACACAAATAAAATATCAAAAAAATTTATTTCTTTAAATAGAATCACCAGATTTCATAGACGTTGTCTTGTGGCGCTACTCAAAGAAAAAAATATGTTAGATCATGGTATTGTAAGTTATAATCATGTCTGATCAAAATTGTCCAGTGTTAGTGTATACTAACACTAGGTCCAGAATTAATGACAAATGGATCTTGCAAAATCCTGACATACAACAAGTTGTTACTTCGTTTCCAGTTGGGTCATCAATTAAAAATTTTGTTGATCCATACAAAATTGGCCCGTACGAAAACGATCATGAATTGTTTCAACAGGCATTTTTACAAATTGTGACCGAAACTGTGTTTGATTATCCAGTGGTGCTATTGACAGAAAAAGTTTTCAAGCCTATAGTAAACAAGCGACCTTTTGTGATACTAGGAGCTCCTGGCTCCCTTGACAAAATGCAAAGTTTGGGATTTAAAACTTTTGGTAATTATTGGAATGAAGATTATGACTGTATTCAAGATCCGGAACAACGGTTGTTAGCCGTGATTGATATTGTAGAAAATATTTGTAATAAATCACTAGAACAACTACAAGATCTTTGCATTAGTATGGAAAGTGTGTTAAACTATAATTTCAATCACTATGCTAGTAATTTTAAAAATAACGAATTAAAAAAACTAGAGCAAATGTGTATTGAAAATTTAAAACCAAGATATGATTAGTATTAAAAATCTTACTGTTCGAAACTTTATGAGTGTAGGCAATGCCACGCAGGGCATTGACTTTGATCGCAGCGATTTAACTTTGGTGCTAGGCGAAAACTTAGATCTAGGCGGCGACGGCAGTCGTAATGGCACAGGTAAAACCACCATTATCAATGCACTGAGTTATGCCATGTACGGCCAGGCGCTGAGCAACATTCGTAAAGATAACTTGGTAAACAAAACCAATGCCAAAAGCATGTTGGTCAGTTTAGAATTTAATGTCGGCGAGCAGAGCTATCGGATTGAACGCGGCCGCAAGCCCAACGTGCTAAAATTTTATGTCAACAATAGAGAACAAGCCACTCAAGATGACTCTAGTCAAGGAGATTCAAGAGAAACGCAAGATGCTATAGAATCTGTATTGGGGATGAGTCACGACATGTTCAAACATATCTTAGCACTGAATACCTATACTGAACCATTTCTAAGTTTAAAAGCCAATGATCAACGCACTATCATCGAACAACTGCTGGGTATTACCATGCTTAGTGAACGTGCCGAACGTATCAAAGAACTTAATCGTGAAACCAAAGATGCTATAACTCAAGAAGAGTTTCGTATACGGGCTATCAACGAAGCCAACAAGCGCATTGAAGAACAAATTGAAGCCATCAAGCGTAGGCAAACTTTATGGAATAACAAACACAGCGAAGATCTTGTTAATCTTACTAATGCACTAGATGCTTTAAAAGAAATTGACATTGATGCAGAAGTACAAGCACATAAAGATCACAAACTATGGGATCAAAAACGCAAAGACATAAACGATCTTGCAGGCAATATAAGTCGTATCAAACTTGATCTAGGACGTGAAGAAAAAACAATTAGTAAACTGATAAAAGATATTGCTGCATTAGAAAATCACACCTGTCATGCTTGTGGTCAAGATCTGCATGACACCAAACATGAAGAAGTACTAGCAGGCAAGCAACAAGATCTGGCCACTGCCCAGGCCAATGCATATGCACATGCTGATGATCTGGCGCGGTTAGAATCTGCACACAAAGAATTAGGCATATTGGGTAAACCACCTAAAATGTTCTACGACCGAGAAGCTGATGCAATCCAGCATCGTGCCACATTAGAAAATTTACAAAAGCAGATTGCAGATAAATCAGTTGAAGTAGATCCTTATGGTGAGCAGATCGAAGAAATGCAAGGGCAAGCACTACAAGTAATTGATTATAACATATTAAATGAACTAACAAGATTACAAGAGCATCAAGACTTTTTGCTCAAACTGCTGACCAGCAAAGATAGTTTTATTCGTAAAAAGATCATTGAACAAAATTTAAGTTATCTCAATGCTAGACTCACACATTATCTAGATCGAATTGGATTGCCTCACACTGTGGTGTTTCAAAATGATCTTACTGTGAGTATTGAAGAACTAGGACGTGAATTAGATTTTGACAATTTGAGTCGCGGTGAACGCAACAGATTGATCTTGAGCATGAGCTGGGCATTTAGAGATGTATGGGAAAGCTTGTATCAACCTATTAATATTTTGTTTATTGACGAAATGATTGACTCCGGACTAGACACACAAGGTGTTGAAAATGCCTTGGCATTGCTGAAGAAAATGAGTCGTGAACGTCACAAATCAGTTTGGCTAGTTAGCCACAGAGACGAATTGGCTGGTCGTGTGGAAAACATACTTAAAGTTGTAAAAGAAAATGGCTTTACTTCTTACAACACGGATGTAGATTTTGCGTAAAATCAAAGTACTGCATTTGGAACCCACTGATGTATGCCAGTTAGCATGTCCTTTGTGTGCTAGAGAAGTTGATCCAAATTTTAAAAAATCCAGTAAACATCACTTGACTATATCACAGATACAAAAATATTTTTCAGATCAGCAAATAAAAGAACTAGACAAAATGTTCATGTGTGGCAGCTACGGAGATCCTGCAGCTGGCACTTATACTTTGGATATCTATCACTGGTTTAGAAGTTTGAATCCCACAATCACATTGGGTATGAATACAAATGGAGCGTTACAAAATACTTTTTGGTGGCACGGATTAGGACAAATACTAAATCAGCCCAAAGACTATTGTGTCTTCAGTATTGACGGTCTTGAAGACACAAACTCTGTGTACCGTGTGAATTCAAACTGGACCAAGCTCATGGCCAATGTAGAAGCTTATATTGCTGCTGGTGGTTCAGCTCATTGGGATATGTTGGTGTACAAACACAATCAGCATCAGGTCGATGCTTGCGAACAACTAGCTCGAGACATGGGATTCAAATGGTTCCGTGCCAAAGTAAGCAAACGCGGATTTACCAAACGATTAGAATTTCCCATTGGATGGCAGAAACCAATGACACCAACGGGCAATATCAAGTGCCATGCACTGAAAGAAAAAAGTATGTACATAGATGCACAAGGACGAGCAAGTGCATGTTGTTGGTTAGGGTCAACACAAAAAAACTTTGTGGCAGATGATTTAAAAACAGTAAGATTGACTTGGAATACTGATACTCCAAATATAGTATGTGCTCAAAGTTGTTCCAGTGATCAAAGCAAAACAAATTTTACCAGTCAATGGCAGCGTGAAATTCAACTGAATATATAATATGACCATAATTAAGTATCTATGTCATGGGTATACGAACAACAAGAAGTTAATCAGCTGCCAGAAGATTGTGTTGGATTTGTTTACTTGATTACAAATAACATAACTGGTAGAAAATATATTGGCAAAAAACTAGCAAAATTTTCAAAAACAACTTATAAAACAGTAAAATTAAAGAACGGCAACAAAAAACGTAAAAAAATTCGTAGCAAAATAGATTCAGACTGGCAACTATATTATGGTAGCAACATTGAATTAACTCAAGACATTGAACGCCTGGGTGCAGACAACTTTACACGAGAAATACTTTTTTATTGTAAATCAAAATCAGAATGCAGTTATATTGAAGCTCGAGAGCAATTTGCAAGAAAAGTTTTAGAATCAACTGACTATTACAACGGACACATACAAGTACGTGTTCACGGATCGCATATTTTAAATAAAATATAAAATGAAAAAAGCAGTGTTTGCAGGATGTTCATTGACAGCTGGTACCGGATGGAACTCTGTTGACCTGTTGGCAGACTGTAAAACACATCAAGATTTGTATGTGAATTTGTGTTGTACAAACATAGATCAACTTTCAAGTTTAGAAACAATCAATGTAGCAGTCAGCGGTGCCAGTAATACTGATATTTTTGAACAAGCAATTACTGCTATTAGTACACATGGATCAGACATTAATATTTTATTTTGCCAGTGGTCAGCCATGCCAAGATATCAATTTCAAGCAGGATTTGAGTTTTGGGATACCACGTTAAGTTTAAATTATTTTTCTGAAGCGCCGCGCCGCACTGCAGATTTAAATCTAAGCCGAGGCGATTCCTGGAGCAAAGAATATCTAAATGATCTGTTGGATAGATTTTTGGTACTGCATCATTTGCATGGTGAGATTTTGAAAGTAGTACGTTATTCATCTACACTGCAAAAACTAAGTAAATGGCACAATATCCGTGTATGTTTTATAAATGGCATATGCCCTTGGGATCTTGATTATTTTACAAGGTTAACAAGTAATGATATCATGCCAGAAAACCTTACAGAGTTTACAAAAAAACAAATTATAAACATTGATTCAAGAGACGACACTGACATTTTTAAATTATATCACAAACTTCATGATGAATATGACGCAGCAGGAGGAATTGATTCTACTAAATGGGTTAATCTATACCATTCCATGCAACAGGCACGCACAGACACCAATTTTGATAAAATACACCCAGGCACCAAAAGTCATCAACACTATTTCCAACAAATAAAAGCATTTTTAGAAAATTAACGACTCTGTGGCAAGCGTATATGGCTTGCCCCCATTGAGGAACGGTGAGATACCCGGTCTGGACTTGGGCGTCAAAGGCAATTGCTAACTACAGGCAACAAATGGTTCGGGCTCTGATGAAAAAGATACAACCCGTGCTTATAGGACTTGGATTTACTGTCGGGTCACTAGGGTTCCGTTGATATGTGAAGCTTGAGTAGGGGGTACCGGTCAACCGCCTCCGTGTGTGCAAACACAATCTCATTATGTAAATGACTATGTAACTCAGATAATGGCATCGTCAATTCATCGTGCATACGGTGAATTGTGACTAAGCAATCTAGATAATAGCTAAGAAAAAAAGTTGATGAGCAAAGCGAAATCAACTGAACTTCGTAGAAGTTCAAAAATCGTCTGTAACAATATTACTCACTATAAGTATTGACATGAATCATGATCTTTTCTATGCACCTATAACTTACAAAAACTTACATTATATTCATCAGTGGGTAGGAGACAATCTCAAGATCAATTATGTAGCAAATATTTCTGATCTATCTGAATTGTGTAAAAAAATTATTTTGATTGACATAAGAGATGCTAATTTTCAAATTGATTTAATTAAAAAATTGGTAGAACAAAAAAATTACTTTGTGTTTTTTGAAGCCTGGGCCTGCAACAAAGCCAATCAACAACTAACAGATCTTGTGGCAGATTTACCTGCCAACACACCATTTGCAGTGATTGCCAACACTGATGATCAACGCAGCAACGGACCTTGTGTAAATCTACGTGCTTTTTATTTTATTACCATGTCTATGCCCAACCGGTTGAGATCAGAACATCTAATAGAACATATATTTGATCCTGTACCAAAACCATTTACTTTTTCATATCTCAATGGGCGTTCAAGACCACATAGAAAACATTTATGGCATCTGCTTAATCAACAAGGGTCATTGGATAGATCTTTGTGGTCTTGGTGGGACGATAGCAGTGCAACCAACAGTTTATCAGCTGAAACCAATGATACAATTCCTAGACAAAGTTTGGATAGCAAGTACGAGAGTGCATTTGTAGATATTGGGCACAGTATGCTACAACAGTATGATGCCAAGCGATATTATGAATTTCGCATACATCTAAATCAAGGGCACTGGATTGATGGGCATATTGTGCCAGAAATGTACAAAAATACTTACTTTAGTGTAGTAACCGAATCGGTTACAGAGTTTAGTCCTTTTTTGACAGAGAAAATATTCAAACCTTTGTTGGCAGGACATCCTTTTATTGTGTTAGGCAGTGCAGGATACTATCAAAAATTAAAAGAGTTGGGTTTTCAAACATTTGATACTGTGATTGATGAATCGTTTGATCTTGAACAAGATGTAGTCAAACGTTGTGCTATGATTGCCGCACAAGTTGACAGGCTTTGTAATATAAATCTAGCAGAATTTCATGTCAAAGTACGTGACATTTGTGAACACAACAGACAACACTATATCAATAATCAGTGGAGTGAGTGGTTAAAAGTGCACAACGAACTCAATGAGTTCTTTAATCAAGTAATAACTGAGCACAACAAAAATTTATAACTGATCTGGCCAGTCTCGGAATAGTGCATGTTGTATATTACCTGACACAAATTGATTAAAACTTTTGTGTTTTTCTTCTAGCTCACCTTCCAGTGGTGCCACACGTTTGAATGCCGAATCCATTTGTCCCATGTCTGTAAACTCCATGATAATCATCCACTCAGGCATGTCGGCAATGCTGC